CAGAATAGGGCTAGTAGTAAATAACATTCCGCACCTAATCAAAAAACAAGGCAACCGTAAATTCAGCGACTTCCAAAAATGACCTATAAAAAGCTAACACAGATAAAGCCCAACCCTGACAATCCTAGAGTAATCAGAGATGAGAACTTCAAGAAACTGGTTAACTCAATAAAGGAGTTTCCTGAGATGCTCGACCTTCGACCCATAGTCGTAAATAAAGACATGGTTATCTTGGGAGGTAACATGAGATACAGGGCGTGTCAAGAGGCAGGATATAAGGAAGTACCTGTGGTTATAGCAGACAACATCACGAAAGAGCAGGAAAGGGAGTTCATCATAAAGGATAACATTTCAGGTGGTGACTGGGATTGGGATGCTCTAGCAAATGAATGGGATAATGACTCAATAAACGATTGGGGGCTTGAGGTTCCCTCATGGAATCCGAATGAGGAGGAGATTGATTTGAGCACCCTTGAGGATACAATGGACACCTTCCTAAATAACACAATAAGACAAATAGTGCTATATTATGACACAGAAGAACATAAGTCTGTTTTGCAAAGACTTGAAACGGTAAGCACAGACCTAGGACTGGACCACGATAACTCAACAGTTGTATTAAAGCTACTAGAACACTATGAGAAAAATAGAAGCACAAAGAAAGGAAGTTGATTACAAGGATTTTATTAAACGTTCTGCAAAAGAAACTGATTACTCAACACTCATAACCGATGATGTTTTAATAACAGAAAATGGCAACCCAAAAATACTATATGCAAAGCTAAGTAATGAGCTTACAAAGTACATAAGGCAGGCCGTAAAAAACATTCGATATGATGAGAGTACAAGAACTGGTGGCCTAAAGACAAGGAGCAGGATTTTCGGTTATAACCCTAGAAATACAATAAGAAAAGACTTCTGCTCTGCAACGAGCCTGTCTGTTGAGAGTCCACTCGAGCACAAAGTAATATGTGACTTTGGGGAAGAGCTTTCAGACCTATATGCAGAACACTTTCCTGACATATACAAGAGGCACGGTGATGTGACTAATGAAAAGATGTTAACTGAATGGGTGCTCGGTGAAACACCTTTCACTAGCGGAATTGTTAATAAAAACAATCCACTTAAATATCATTTTGACTCGGGCAACGTAAAAGACGTTCTTTCAAATATGGTCGTATTCAAAAATGGTGTTGAAGGAGGCTATCTTGCATGCCCTGAATTTGATATTGGCTTCGAGGTGGCTGACAATACCGTTGTCCTATTCGATGGGCAAAATATACTTCATGGTGTTACACCTATAAAAAACAAGCACCCAAAAGGGTACAGGTACTCAGTCGTATATTACACACTTCAGCAGATATGGAACTGCCTTCCCATGACACAGGAGATGGCAAGAGCAAGAAACGTCAGGCAAAAGAGGGAAAAAAACAGGGCAGAAGAAAAACACCCAGTCAAAAAATAATGTGCGGAATAATAGGGTTTAGTCAAGCTATACCAACGACCGAAAATATTGACATACTTTATGCACTTGTCGAGCAGGCGAAAATAAGGGGACTGCACAGCTTTGGTTATTCCTACTGCAACGCTAAGCTACAAACCGAGAAGCATCACAATATTGAGAATATTCGCTTCCCTAAAGCAAGTAAAATTATATACCACAACAGGTATTCGACAAGTGGTGACTATCTAAGCCATAAAAATAACCAGCCTATACAACTTGAGGGGGTGTCAATGGCATTCAATGGGGTTATTGACATGAGAACAAAGAAAGAAATGGAGGATGCACACAGCATAAAAATGGAAACAGAGAACGATGGAGAGGTTATGCTTAGGTTGTGTGGGGCAGATCCTGATAAAATCAAAGGCTTTGTGAAAAAAATGAGAGGTTCGTTTGCTGGCCTTTTTCTGACACAGAACAACGTTTTGTTTGCTGTAAGAAATAAAAACAGGCCATTGTGGAGGCTTGACTATAATGAGGCAATCTTCTATGCATCTACAAGGGATATCTTCAAAAGAGTAAACCAAGAGTTTGAGCCCCAGCAATTAGAGCCATACACAGTATATGAAAGCTAGGGACGCCACCCACAATGACAGGGACTCAATAAAACAGCTTTACAAAGACAACTCCAAAAATATTGGAAGTTTCAACCTGTTTTGGAGCTGGGATAAATACATTGCAAAGACCGCACCTCACAAGTTTGTTGTAGTGGAGTATGACAAGGAGATACTGGGTTTTGTTCGATGGGGTGTTTCAAAGAAGGAAAAATGTTTTGTCCTGCACGAGATAGCGGTGAAAAATGACATCAAGCAAAGGGGTGTTGGGCGTATGCTCTTTGATCAAATACCTAAGCCAATTATGCTAAAATGCAGGTGTGATAATAAGGCTGGCAACTCATTCTATAAAGCAATGGGCATGACGATTGCAGGAAAAACAAGGACAAAAAAGGGTGTTGACCATTACAAATGGTGGATTACTTAACATACCACACATTATCCTCAAGAGCCAAAGACATTGATCCAAGCAATGACTGCTTACGCTATGTTTGCGATAGATTTGAGTTAAACACAGAGCAAAGGTATTGGCTTGCTTTTTTGTTTGGAACATGCTATTCGGCAACAATGGTGTACTATGTATACAACGAGTTTCCTGACTTTGAAAATGTTGATGTAGGAAGGCTTGAAAGGTGGTGGAACAAAAACAGAGATAAGGCCCTATTTCAGACAGACAGGCTGAGAATAAAAACACAGAACAAATTTGTAGAAACATTTGTCAGCTACAAAAACCTTATAGGCAACAGAACACAAGAGGAGTATTTTGAATCTCTTCTTCGGGAGGACGGTCAACAAACCTATGACAATTGCTACGACAACCTGGTCAAAATCAGAAACTTTGGCAGGTTTACTATGTTCATTTACTTGGAGATGGTTCACGTTCTGACTGGATACAACCTAGAGCCAACAAAACTGGACTTAAAAAATGCAGAGAGCTGCAGGAACGGACTGGTATATCACCTAAAAGACTATGAGCTAGACACACATGGCAAAAAGAAAAAGCTATCAAACTCTCAGATTACATACCTTCAGTACGAGTTCAAGGAGTTAAAAAAACAAATAGAGGGCATGGACGTTGAGCATAAAAATATATTCAACATAGAAACAACGCTCTGCGCCTACAAGAAGTATTGCAAGGGCAAAAGGTATGTTGGCTACTACATAGATAGACAAAGAAAAGAGATTGAAAAAATGCAGTCAAGGGTCACGGACGGAGTAGACTGGCGTGTACTGTGGGATTTTCGCAAAGAAACCTATGACAAGCAATGGCTAAAAGAATACTAGCGATAGGCGGGGTTCCTGGGGTTGGTAAAACAACACTCATGAACAAAATCATCAAGTCATACCACCCACTTAAAAACTTCAAATACAAAGAGGTCAGGGGGCAATACTGTTCGTTGCACAACATGTACTTCATAGGCAAATATGATGGATCAAACTTCGCAGGCACAGACAGGCTTAGCATGTCAGTAAACACATCTTTTGTCGACATGATTACAAAACTACCATCTGGTTTATTCGTCTTTGAGGGTAACAGGCTGTTTAATCAGGTACTGTTTGATAATTTCGATTGTGAGATATATCTGCTGACTGCAAAACAACATACGATTGAAAAACGAAGGAAACGAAGGGGTGCAAATCAAAGCAAGACCTTTTTAAAGTCAATATGCACGAAGATTAATAGAATTCAAGAGCGCAACAAATGTGTATTATTGGCAAACAACAATCAATCAGAATTTGACGTATGTTATAACACCATATGCACAGAGATTGATAGTTGGAAAAAACAACGAAATATCAGCGATGCCGAACCCTGAAAACATAGAGGAGCATAAGTTCAAGAAAGGAGAGTCAGGAAACCCAGCAGGGCGACCCAAAGGCTCGAAGAATCGCTCTACCATCATTAAGAGGTGGTTGACTGCACTAGACAAGGGCAAGAACCCGATGACTGGCGACACGGAAGATATGACCGTAGAGGATAAGATGACCCTTGCGTTAATAAGCAAAGCACTAAAAGGAGATA